TCAGTCCTTTCCATGGGGCTTTTTAGAGATTAAGATGCTGCCGACGATGAGAGCAGCTAATCCCCAGAACTCATGATTGGCTGGGGTAAGAGTGAAGGGACCATGAATTAACTCGTCGAGAATCAAGCCTCCCCCGGCTCCGGCCAGGGCAAAGCCAATAACGCGGTAATAGTAGCGATGCCAGGTTAGCTTCATTTTCTCTTTTCAACCTCACGGCTGATGAAGAACCAGCCGACATAGACATTCAAAGCGGTAAAGACCTTCCAGAAGACATCCAAATTAACATCGCTGAATAGGGCAAAGCCGCTATAAGCGATAATGGCGATAATGCAGGCACAGGCGATAAACTGCCTGGTCCAGGCTTTAGAATTCGTCATGGCTTTATATCAGGGCGCCAAGGGTATCAGGGACGGGCTTGTTGGCCTTTTCATAATGCCGGGCTAAATGCCTGGCTGCCGAGATGATATCCTCGGGGTCCGCCTGGACTCTCTCCCCGCGATATCCCCCTCTACTCAAGGCGGCTACCGCTGCCGGCATGCGGTCCCAATCGACGGTCTTCTCGATATCGAGCCTTCCCTGGAGGCTTCTGAAGATGGCTTTGGTATGATGGGGCAGCTTCCAGGTCTCGGGGTCTTCGGGGTCTCCGACGATGGCGAAGGCTTCCCTGGGAAGGCCCTCTTTGGTTTTCTCCTTTGATACTGATTCGGTTACTTTTGATTTTGCCATGGCTCCTCCTTTAAGCCCGATAAATCGGGCAACTACATTTTTTGAGATTGTGCTCTTCATCGTCCTCAAACATATCGCTGTATGAAGGAATGTTGGTGCAGGTGGACTTCAGCACTTGCAACAACTGCGTTATTCTGAACCGATATGACGCAATAGGTGTTGCTATTTTTGAGTCCTGTGGGTATGTTAGTTGATTCGCCCTTCTTTACGCCATTGACATACCATTCGACCTTGCTCCCGTGTACAAAGTTAAGGAATAAGCTGTAGCCGGCGCTTTGGGAGAGGGTGACGCCTAAGTCAATGACATACAGGCTCGTCCCGTTGTGGACAATACCTTTGAGGGCAGCAGCATCTTCTCTCCAGCCTATGGCATATGTGGTCGGGTCTCCCGAAGTATCAGAGTCGATTTTAAACCACTGTTGCGTGCCGAGTGAACTAATCCGAGCATACATGTTGACAAACCACTGGAGGTCCATAGTTGCGTAGCCAATCCAGCCGAAGCCGAATCCCCTTCCTCTTGCTGTCGACCCGGCGGTAGTGCCTGTTTTAAGCCGCAGAGTGCCATAATCCTTCTCCAGAACAGTTGCCGAACCTGTAAGTGTAGTTGTCCAGTGAAAGAAATCAGCTTCATTTTGCCACAAAGGCATTTCAGGCCCGAACTCGTAGCCCTGTGCTGCGACCCACTTAGAAGTTGCAGCATCATACTGCAGGTAATATTTATTAGCGGGCGAAGGGACATTAACATCGCCCAAATTATTCAAGGCTGACTCGTGCGGGACAACTGTCCCCAGGGGATGGCGGGCGGTGAGGTCATGCCTGGCTACATTGAGATACTGGGTATGGTCATCGTCTCCCAGTCCGGTGAGCTCGCCGTGGTCTGTGACGCCTCCCCCTCCTCCTGAGCTGCCTGCCGGCCAGGAAGCTACGACGCAAGCATCCCGGGGATTCCCGCCGGGAATGGCTACCAGGACATAATTGCCAACTACCATCGCCGTGGACGAGATGTTGGTGGCAACGGCGATGTCATCCAGGTATGTGGTTAAAGAGCCGACGAGCTGGACGCCCGCCTTATAGGTGGTGGCGTTCCAGGTCTTTAAGATACCTAATTCAAGCATCGAGATTGCCACGCTTCGCTCGCAATGACATTTTAGTCGGTGTAGAACTCCTTTGAGATGATGCGGTTGCTCCTGCTGATGGCTTTGAGCTTCTTCTGGTATAACTCAAGCCGCTCCTGTCCCCACTTCAAGAAGTTGATAGTCGCCCACTTACCGGCGATGCTGGCTCGGTCTACGGTGTAGGCTGATGCCGATGCTGCCAGATATCCGGTGGCTCCTAAGACGATGATTTCCTCGAACTGGGCGGGGATAGTGGAGGACGTGGAGAGGGTATGCTCCTTATACCACCTTACCCGAGCATCGTCTCCGTTGCCTTTATCCAGCATATAAAGGGTGGTTTTCCAGAGCTCAAAGCGCTGGTAGCAGGTCGGGTCTTCACCGATGGGGAACTCCACCCTTTCAATAGCAATGAGGCCGGTGAGGCTGGAGATATCAATCTCCCGGCTGTCGTCGGTGGTAGCGATGTCGGTTGACTCCATTTGAGGATAGGCTAACGAGAACTCCCTGACGACACGCTGGATGGCTCCGTCCACCTCATCATCCGACCAGCGATAGTTGGCAGCATCTTCATCCTGGAGGTCCTGCCGGACCCTGGTTCTCATTTCGGTTAAGTTCATAATTTCAAATCCCCCTTAATCCCCCTTTTCTAAAGGGGGAGTTAATCGGTCCCCCTTTTCTAAAGGGGGGATGTAGATGGGGGAGGGGAGTGAGGCGAGCCCCCCTCCCCCTATAGTTAGGAGGTTTAATATGACTCTACCAGCCTCCCTGGTAGACACTATTAGCCTCGCACTCCCGTCAGCATGGCCGCTTTAACGGTGGAAAAGAGGGCAAGTGATACATACCACTTCACCCTGGTCCTGGTAGCGTCCTTGGCCTCTAATGAGCCAAGTCTCTCTACCTGGAGCATCTCGGGGCTGGAAAGTCCGCACAGGGCGCCCTCTCCCATCTGGAAGGCGAAGATAGCGGAACAATCCGATGCAGTGCCGACGGTGTAGTTATCCTTTACCCAGTCGTTGATGACAACGGGGATGCCGTTATAGAGCTGAATCTGCTCCATAAACATGCCAGGCCGGGTCTCAAGGACTGTTCCAGACGCCCTGATAAGGGATTGAATCTTCCTTCTCGACCTGCGGCTCATTAAGAGCATGGCGGGCTTACCGCCTCTGACCAGGTCAATGAGGCTATCGAGCTTGTCCAGGGCCAGCGTAGCACCGTTAGCACCTGAGCCAAGATTGCCGCCATAGCGGCAGGTCCAGGTAACGGTGTTATCAGCAACGGTGGCTCCTTCCACGATAGGCCAGGTAGGCTCGCTTGCCCCTGTCGTGCCGGCGGTGGTGCACTCATACCGGAAGCCGTTCTCAAGTCCTGCGGTGGGGACAACGAAGTCTCCCAGGGCTTTGACGGTGGACGCCGCCCAGGCGGTGCCTTTCAGGATGAGGTATAGTCCGGTGGGCTGGTCACTAGCACCGGTGCCGTTAAGGAATGCGTTCTCAAACTCGTGCTGGACTGCCTTGGCCTTCTGCTCGATGACGGCTGTCTCAAGGTCCTGGACATTGCTCCTGGTAGTCTTGAGGAAGTTATCGACATCGGCGTCTCCGCCAAGGATTTGAAGGGTAGCGGTTACCTGCTCGAACGCTGGCTCGGACTGAGTCCATGTTCCTGTTACCGGGGCATACCAGCCGACGGTGGGGAGGGTCTTCTCCCGGTTGTATTTCAGACTGTTGCCGACCATCTGAATGAAGGGCAGCTCCTGCAAAATGGGGCTGTCCTTGATAATGGTCTCGATGATGCCCTGCAAGAGGACGTCATTAGACAGTTTACTTGCTTCTGCTAAAGATAAACTCATGGTTTAGATTGCTTCGTTGCCTTCGGCTCCTCGCAATGACGGGGCTCAGGCAACTACTCCTCCTTTTTGTTGAATTCCATAGGCGATTTTCTCTTTAGAGGACATTCCCTCGAGGGAGATGGCCCCTCTGGTTGGAGCTCCGGCGGGGACTTTGGCTGCTGCGGCTTCGGCTTCCATAGCCTTCTTGACTGACGCCACCATGGCTTTGCCCCTCTCGATGGACAGGTCTATCTCCTCAATGGTCCCTCCAACGACCATGTTCTCGGGGATAGCGGGATTAAAGGCTTTTACCATAGTGAGGTATTTGGAAACAGCCTGGTCTCTGGCTTCCTTCACCGCAGCGAGGTCGGCAGCCGAAGCTTCGCTTCCCTTCTTCGCTTCGCTTAACGCCGTTTCGAGCTCGGCGAGCCTGGAGTCCCTCTCGGCGATAGCCGCATCCATCGCTCCCTTCAAGGTAGCGTTGGCCGTCTTTTCTTCCTCAAGCTGAGCTTTGATAGTGGCAAGGTCCTCGGGCGTTGAAGCTCCATTCTGGGCTTCCGGGGTTTCCTGATTTTCATCTGGCACTAATTCCTCCTTTTTGCTCCCCCCCTGAGATTGCTTCGCTACGCTCGCAATGACATGAGGGGGTTGAGCTATTATTCAGGCACTTCCATCTCCGCGGCAACCGCTCTCTCTCTCGCTCCGCCACGTGTGGACGCAGCCCTAAACTCCTGATTCATTGTTAGGATTCTCTCCCTCTCCTCAAGCCACCTGGTGAACTCCTCTTCGGGGTCCATGATGCCCATCTCGTCCATAGCCGTTCTCCGGGAGTGGACACCAGCCTGGACAAGAAGCTGCTCGTTCTGAGCCTGGCGCTGGGTATCGGTGGGAAGTATGGCTCCCCACACGACCCGATGGGTGATGCCGGTAAAGTCTTCATTCATATACCTGGCTGCTAATCGCAGCATCATCTCGGTTCTCTGGTGATAGGCGTTTGTCCTGATGGTCCTTTTGCGGGTCACCTTCTGGATAAGCGAACCTAGCTCGAGCTGCATTGCTGTTCCCGACAGGTCCCTCTCGGTGCCGCCGTAGGCTGCCCGGGGGGTTTCGGAGACGTCATGAAGGCAGCGATAAATCAAATCGATATAATCAATATGAAGCCTGATGCCTCCGCCCTGGAGCAAGTCGAGCAGATAAGCCTTGGCGTCCTCGGGTATGGTCCATACCGCTCCCGGCTGCACTTTGATATCCTCTGCCGAGCCGATGTTCTCCAGGACCGCGATGGGATTACCGGATAGCTCGAGTATCCTCGATAACTGGCTCAGCGCTCTATTGAGCTCCCGCTGCGGCTGGACGACTGAGGGGATATCGGAGGTTCCCCAGAACTTCTTCGGCTCACGGAGGTTAGGAAAGATGATGAAAGGGATGAAGTCATACGGGTTTGGTTTTGACTGAATTCTTTCATTATCCAGGAAAAGCTCGAAATCCTTTATGGTCCATACTTCGGTTATGGTGGCTGCCTTCTTGGCGATGGCTACTCCATAGAGCATATTTACCTCGTCCTGGGTTAGCGTATATCTCGAAGCCACTCTCCACACCCGGGACATGTCATCTCCAAGCCACCAGGCGTAAATGCCGGCGATATCGGGTGCGGTGACTTTGACGCGCTTCTCGTCCGGGTCCCAGATGACCTTATAGCAGCCATCTCCCAGGATAGCGGCATCAATCTCAGTCTCCCAATCGAGCTGCTGGAGGTTGTTGGATTCGTAAACATCACGGAGGAGCTGCTCGGCCAGGTTTGCCCGGGCTTTGAGCTCGTCGGTGGTCTCCATGGGGTAGCAGGCGAAGGTCAATCCCTGCATTAAATAACTGGTCACCTTATCGATGGCCACCTTGGCATAATTAAATACGAGCTGGCGGTTGCGGCTGGTCTGCTGCCATTGTTTGCCGCTATAGAAGTCGAGGTTGGTGCGGTACTCTGCCAGCCTGGCGGTATCGATGCGGGCTAGTTGTGACGGGTTAAAACTTGTGCTTGAACGTAGTGAAGCATTATTCATCTCTCAAACAATTCCCAAAAGTTTTGTAGTTGCCTGATTCATCAGGCACAATTGCCCAATAAATTGGGCAACTACAGTTTTAAACTACGCCTCGCAATGACAGAAAGGGGTGTCATTGCGGTGAGCTGAAACCCTGAGCGTAGCGAAGGGCGAAGGCGTGGCAATCTCATTTCTCGACCACCTTCAACCATCTCTGCACCGTCCTCACGCTAACCCTGAATATTCGGGCAATTTCTTCATTGCTTTTCCCCTCCCGCTTCAGCGCCATCATCCTCCTCGCTCTCTGGGTCTTCAGGAATTTCTCCTTTCCCCAGGGCTCTTCCTTGATGCAACAGGGGAAGGGGCAGGTAAGACAATGCGGGAATAGCTCACAGCCTTCGTCTTCGTAGGGGAAATCCTCGGGCAATAAATCCCAGATGTTTTGTGGTTCCGTGACGAGTCTTTCGCTTTCTGTCATTCTGTCCTCAAATTGCTCTGAGATTGCGGAGCCTGTTCCGAGTAAAACGAGGAATCTTGTTCCTCGCAATGACACAAGGGAGTCGTTGCGAGCCCTTCGCCTCCGCATTTTGAGCCTGAATGAAATGAAGGGGAAGAATCTCTTAACGCTCGGGGCAGGCTCCGCATGACAATCCCGGGAAACAAAGTTCTAAATCCGAAATACTAAACAATGTAAAAGAGCGGTCAGTAATCAGCTGTCAGCAGTCAGCTGATAGCCACTAAATTGTCATTGCGAGCGAAGCGTGGCAATCTCGGAGGGGGGTTTGCTTCGGCACTGGCGTGCCTCGCAATGACAGAAAGGTGGTCTGTTATCATGCCGAAATATTAGCACGGTAGTTCTAGGAAAACAAGGGAATTTTGTCACCCTTCTTTGCATCGCATTAAGAGGTATATTGACATTCAGAAGCATGCTGGTATAATGAGGTGTAGTTGTGCAATGCACTTTATAATTGAATATGGGCTTGACAAGAGTTGAAGTTATGTTTACAGTTTGCCTTAGTAGATTAAAGGAGGTGATGCCTATGAAGCAGTCCCAAAGGAATTCTCGCAGGAGATTGCTTCGTCGCTGATGCTCCTCGCAATGACAAGCGGGGAATATGAGCCTGTTTGTCTATTATTGCGAGCCGCTTTTTTCTATCATTGCGAGCCAAAGGCGAAGCAATCTCAAAAGGATTCACGGAGGGGAAAGTGTCTGTAAGAGGCACATTCAGGTTTACTGGAAATTCACGATAACCAAACCAAGGCGAAGAAGGTCGACTTTTAGCCAAGGTTTAAATAGTGGTTCCCAAAAATTTACGGAATTTTTGGGGTGAAGTAAATAAGGAGGACTTTTCAATGGATAAAACAATAGATAACTGGCCTAGAAGGCTGTTCTACCTCGGCATTGCCGTGGTAATGATTTTGGGACTCCTTCTAGCGCCAGCAATCACTTCGCAAGCTAACGCTGCTGAAGTGAGTGCCGAGTGGAGCAAGGTTGCCACTCCATATACCGATGATTGGACCGTTGCTCCGGGCTCCGATATCGTCGTGGGGGCCGGAATTCCCGGCGGCACTGTTCTCTACGTGGTTGGGTCTGGTTGGGACGATAACGAGATTACGGGGAACTCTAGCGACTACAGCGCCAGGCTGTGGAAGTCGGAGGACAGCGGTGTCACCTGGGATGACCTGGCCAGTAAAGTCTGGGATGCCGACAGTCTGCCGGCAATCTTCAATTCGAGCACCAGTTACTTTAACTATGTTGCCTGTGCTCTTGATGACCCTGACTTCATGGCTGTGGCGATAGTTACTTACGCTGCTGGTTATTGCAATATGACTCAGGCAGTGGTCATCTCCGATGATGGCGGCGACAACTTCTACTGGACTCGAGACATAAGCGACACCAGCGCCGCTAATTCTATCCTCAAGTGCGTTTTCGACATGGAGATTTCCAATGCGGATAGTTCGGGCAAGCACAACATCGCCCTGGGTGGTGTTGGAACCAAGAATGGGACTTGTCCACGTGGTCTGGTGTACCGCTATGAGACCGGTGGTCTGGTTGGCGGTGGTTGGGTAGATGCCTCAGCCTACGCTGGCTGGGATAATACTACTGACAGTCCAAGTCAGGCGGTTACAAAAGCGGTATTCGCCCCCAGTTGGCTGGCCGATAACACGGTACTGGCGGTAAGCCACACTGCTAATAACACCTATCTTCAGTCGGGAAGCTGGGGAAACACGAAGGTGTGGAACGCAGATGCTGGCTTTGAAGCCGCTGTTCAGGTAGCGAATAACCCGAGCATGTGGTCTGCCTTTAGGGGTGCGGCAGCAGGAATTGCCCTGCCTACCGATTATGAGGGCCGGCATGCCAACACTCGTTACGCCTGGGTCTATGTGGACCGAACTGATGGGGACGGCGTCATTTACAAAGTACAGAACGGCGCCGTTAACGTGGTTATCCAGCAAATCACCGGCAATCCCTGGCTGGCGAGCCTATCCTACCTCGGAAGCATTGACAGCGGTAAAGCCATAGCCGGCTCGCTTGGCAATGGCGCCGGAGGCTACACCGACTGCGGTGAAGGCGTTCAGGTCTACCGCAACGACGGCATCACCGAGATGGACATCTGCTGCCAGCACTGGAGCGATGCCTGCAAGCCGCCTACGGGTACGATGCTGGCTCTGGTGAGCTATGTACTGCCCAACAAGGCTTACGCCTTAGTCAGTGGCAGCGCGACCAATCCTTTTGGGCTTGATGAAAGCGCTTTCTCCTTCAGTCTTGATGACGGCGATACCTGGAACCAGCTCGGACTGGTGGATACCTATATCGACTACCTCTCCGATGTTGCCAAATCGCCCAATTGCAACAAGACCTGGGTGGTCAGCGTTAACCTGGGCGAACAGATGATTGGCGGCCCCGGACAAGCAGATGGCCGTTCTTGCGAATGCGACAGCGTATGGCTGAAAGCTGACCCACTCCCCGAGGCTTCAGAATACAGCGGTGCCTGGATAAGGGAATGGTGCGGAGAGCTTACCTCTAATGAGGAGCTCAACAGCGCTCAGACACCTGAAATGGGTCTGCTGAGGCTGGCTCCTGAGGAAACCGAGGAAGCGTTAACCGTTTACCTGGTTGACCGGGGCACCGACACAGTTTACTATGACAGCACCGAAGGTCTGGGCTGCTGGGAAGAAGCAAGCTCGACCGTTGATGAGATTTCCGACCTGGCCGTCCAGGATGAGGCGACAATCTATGCTCTGGGCTTCAATGCTGATGTAGCAGTGTCCGATGACCATGCCTCTGCTGCTTCCTGGAGCAGCACGATGGACAGCAAGGTTGATGATGGTCACACCATTGCCGTGCTTGGCGAGGGAAATGTCCTCGTTGGCGGCGCTGATGGCAAGGTGAGCTACTCCGATAGTGACCTGGCTACCTTCCTTGATGGTGATGCTAGCTTCACCGAGCTGGATGACATCGGCAATGGCCGAGTGCATGTTGCCTTTGACAGCTACTTTGACACCAACAGCGTCGTTTATGCTGCGGTGAGCAATGTTGACGTTGATGGGTCGTACTACGAAACTCCGGTTAACGACCCTGACAACGGCGTTTACCGCTGGGTAATTGACGAAAGCAGCAGCTGGAAAGACCTTGGTGATTGTGCTGGTGCTGCAACGCCATATGCGGCTCAACTTGGCTATGACACGTGTGATGAGGTCGAGGTTGGCTACTATGGCATAGTCCTCAGCAATGCTGAGGGCAATCCGGAGACCGATGCTATCACCGGCGGTGTTCTATACGCCACATTCTATGATGCGGTTGGCGAGGACAATGTCACCGTCACCGGAGTGGCTCGGTGTCTCAATCCTGCCGAGGAAGTAGCCTGCGGCGGGCAAAGTTGGGATTACCTCATTCAGGGGATGGCTGAGGATGCGGCATTCACGCTGGAGCCTTCCAGCTTGAAGATATGCGGCTGCCTTACCCCGGATACCAACGCCAAGCTGTTTGCCATTGATGACGACTGGTACTACGACTACTTTGCCACCGATGATGAGGACACGAGCGTTGGTCGCCTGTGGACCTATGAGGACTGCTTTGCCAAGGCAGGTCCAGCAATCGTCAGCCCGGCAGATAATGCTGTGGTTGATGCTGACCCATGCTACTGCTGGAACGATGCCTTCACGCTGAAGTGGGAGCGACAGTGTGATGCCTGCTCCTACAACCTGCAGATATCCCGGGATGCGGACTTCACCGAGGTGGTACTCGACATCAGTGGCAAGACTACTAGTTGCCTCGAGAATGACTACGAGCCACCCAGCGGCACGAGTCCCAGCTATGTAGTTGAGAACGGAGCGCTGGGCACTGGCAGTTGCGGCACCACATTCTACTGGAGGGTTCGCTCTGCCGATGCTGAGACTGGTGAGATAATTCACAGCTGGTGGTCAGAGGTGCGCAGTTTCACTGTTGCCACTGGTCCGGGAGCTGCGGTAACGCTGACCAATCCCAGCAATGGCGCCATTGGCGTGGCAGTTACTGGTATCCCGTTCACCTGGGATGCAGTTCCTGATTCCACGGGTTTCGAGTTCAGCCTGGTGAACGCTGCGACCGATGCTGATATAGTATCAGCGACTGCAGTATCAGGGACAACTTACACCTACACTGGAACGCTTTCCTACAACACCTCTTACTACTGGACGGTAAAGGCGTTGAAGGGCAGTGTGGTGTTTGGTCAGGCTACAGCGACCTTCACCACAGCAAGTGCACCAAGTGAAGTGCCTCCACCTACTACTCCGGCGTGGGTATGGGTGGTTATCGCCATTGGTGCAGTATTGGTGATTGTCACCCTGGTGCTTATCTTCCGAACACGAAGGGTGTAATAACCCTGGTTAGTAGGATAGAAGGGGGGCGTTGAGCCCCCCTTCCCTTTTCCCCACCACGGGATTGCTAAACCCAATTTAGCAGCTATCAGCCTTCAGCTGACTGCTGACCGCTGATTACTGACTGCTGATTACTGACTGCTGATTGCTTATTATCCTGTCATTGCGAGGCACGCCTCCTTTGTCATTGCGAGGAGCGGCAGCGACGAAGCAATCCCACGCCCCACCGAGATTGCCACGCTCCGCTCGCAATGACAATAAAGGGGGCTCAGAATGACAAGAGGCGAAGGGCTCGCAATGACAAATAAAAAGGGCGCAATGACAATAAAAAGGGTCGCAATGACACCCCCCTTGTCATTGCGAGGAGCGGTAGCGACGAAGCAATCCCACCCCACCGAGATTGCCACGCTTCGCTCGCAATGACAGATCGGGATGGCAATAAGCGAATGAAGTTGTTATAATTCCATTTTAATTGCGATTATATTCAGTGTTATGCAACAATCTGGCAAAGGAAGGAAGAATTACGGAATGAAGTTACTACGCTGTCTGATTGCCGCCCTTGCCATCTGCCTGGTGGCGATGCCGGCATTTACCGCACCTGTCCAGGCTAACGGAGGTATCACCCTTTCCCCAACTGAGGGCTATGTGGGAGATAAACTGACCGTCAATGGTGAAGGTTTCGTTTCTGACAATACAGTTCGCGTTTATTATGATGATGCGCTACAGGCTAAAGCCGAAGTAGAGTGGGGGAATAAATGCCCTCACGGATTCTTTACGGTATCCTTTACCATACCTGAGGGCTGCCAGGGATACCATGATGTCTATGCCGAAGGTACCAGCGGGAGAAGTGCCACAGCGCGTTTTAAGGTTAATCCCGGAATAGCTCTGGACACAAAGTCGGGTCATGCCGGAGATAATGTAACGGTAACGGGCGGCGGCTTTCCCTGCTCCGGGAATGGCATTAACATCCGGTATTACCTCGATGGTGATTCCTATATTGACTTTCCGGTCACCGCTGAGGCTGACGAAGATGGCAGCTGGGAAGGAAGTTTCCCCGTGCCTGCTTCAGCAAAGGGGGCTCACACCATAGACGCCTACTATAACAATGACAATCACACTTTGAGCCAGGTTAGGGAAGCTAGTTTCGAAGTGCAGCCAAAGGTAACCTTGAATCCCGATTCGGGCTGCGGGGGCGACATTATTGCCGTAAGTGGAGCTGGCTTTGAGGCTGCAGATGATATCGAATTAAGATATGACCATCAAAAATTTGGCGAATACCACGCCGATGAATATGGC